GCGGTTTCTGTAGCGGGGGGGTTCACTACGTCCGGTGGTGGTGGGGGTGGGGGTTGAACCGGTAAAGGTTCCGACGTGGGGGCGGGGGGAGGTTCGGTATCCGTCCCTCTCCCCCTGGTCATCTTGATATTCTTTCTCCGCCGGCGGGTGTGTCGGGTCTCGGGGGTTCTAGGTCTACTCTTACCCGATGTTCTACGGGGCTTACGTGTTCCTTTCGACCCCGAGTTTGTCATTGGTGATTGATATGGTGTATAATATACATATCACGAGATATAATATCGCCCCCCCCACCCCGCCCATCCCTGCCCATCCCTTATCGAAACTGCCCCAAAAACTCCGTATCCGTCAGGGTATCTGCCGTCTCGTATTTCCCCCGCAACAGCTCCACCACCACCGCCGTCAGTTCCTCCGTCGTGGCCCGGAGCTCCATCACCTCTCCCGTCTTGATATTATAGATCCGTACCTTCTTGTCCGACCCCGGATTCAGCATCCGCCAGAGCCAGCCATACACCACCACCTGGAGTAAGTGGTCCATCGTAATCTGCTGGGTGCATTTGAGCTCCCATAAGGTCCCCTCCGTAATCATGTCCACCCGAGCACTAAACCGGTATTGGATGGGTGCCCCCGTCACCGTGGTCCCCAGGCCCGGGACCGCCCCCAGCACCCGGTCAATCGGACCGTGCTCCGCCTCCATCTTGGTATGAATCAACTCGTGCTCGTGCTTCTCCACCTCCTCACACCCGATGGTCACCGCCATCTGGTCAATGACCGTCTCGACCACCTCGTCCGGGAGCCACCCATACTCCTCCCGGGGAATCTGTTTCACCTTGAAATACAGTTTCTCCTCCACGGCCTTGTAAATATTGGCCAGGTACAGGTACGCCGCCGGGGTCGCGTCCGCCGGGTCAATCGCCCGGAACGTCTCCTTCAAGAACTGGTGCTCGTTGGTCTTGAGGTTGGCCATCATACCCCCGATGAGTTGGTAGAGACCGTTGTACGACGGGTCACCGACCCGGGCCCGCTGGATCCGGTCCCAGTACAGGCACGGTAAAGCAATCCCCGTCAAATCCGCCACATCCTCACACATCCCGTTCTGGAACAGGACCACACTGGGTATCATACTCTCCGAGTCCGTCACCTCCGCCGCCGGTCGTACGGTCACAAACATCCGGTCCACCATCGGCGTGATTTTTTCCAAGATGGCCTCCTTGATGAACTCGATGAGCTTGGTCACACTCACCATATGGGTCTCCACCTTCTTGGCCAGCTCTGCCGGGGACAGGGTTGCCCTCGCATACGTAATCGACTGGGTCTCCCCCCGAAATTCCACGAAGTCCGCCGCCTTCATCTGGTGGTGGGTCATCGCCAAGAAATCCAGCGGCCGGTCCGTCGACCAGTCACTGTTCTCCAAGAGAAACAGTTGGTGGGTCGCCCGGGTACACCCCACATAGAGAGTATTGGGGCACTCCATCGGGTCCAAGTTCCGCCCGTAGAAATCGAAATACGACTGGTCAAACCCCACGATAAACACATATTTACGTTGGCGCCCCTTGACACTATGAAAGGTCGAGAAGACCACCTTACCGTTGATGACCCGGTCGTCGATTTTTTCCGCCTCGAGCATCGGGACATGGCAAGGGATACCTCGGGATACCAAGGCATTTTCGATTTTGCGGATGTTACTATTGGCACTCTTGACCGACCCCCCCAAGACGAAGATATCACTGGGGAGGTCTCCCCCCTCCAAGATACGGCGGATGAGGTGGACCACAATGAGTTCCATACGGGACTGGGACTGGCGGAGGTAGACCACCACCGGACCGTCCCGGCAGGCCCGGAGGCGAGCTTGCGCCGGGTCGTCGCACCCGAGCATGACCTGGTTCACAAAGGACGCCATATGACGGGTGATACGGTACGAGGTACGGAGGGTACAGGTATGAAACATCGGGCTCCGGAGGTGCGGGCAGCCGGCCCAGACCTGGGGGGCCAAGGTCAAGAAGCGGGTATCGGCCCCCTTGAACTCGTAGAGGCCCTGCATGTAGTCCCCCAAGACCAAGAGCTGGACCTTATGGGGGCGACCCCGGGGACGCTTGCCCCCCGGCTTCATCCCGACGATACTATCGAGGATCCGGGTGACCAGGCGGTAATACAAAAACGTCATGTCTTGGGCTTCGTCCAATACCACCACGTCAAAGGCGGGGATGGGGGTGTAGTCGAGCACGATCCCAAAGCCGGCCACGGGGGGGCCGGTCTCGGCCTCGGCCTCTCCCTCCCCTCCCTCGGCGCCCGCCTCGGCTCCCCCCTCGGCCACGACCTCGGCGCCCGCCTCGGCTCCCCCCTCGGCCTCCCGTTCTTCTTCCCCATACAAGAATCGGCGTATCCCCGTGTCGGTATGGCCCTCCCTCGAATAATATTTCACCGTAAAACTATGGTAGGTATGGACTTCGATATTGGAAATCCCGTACTCGGCCACCTTCTCCCGAAATTCCTTACGTAACATGGCATTATAGGTGATGACCAAGAATTTCTTATGGGGATTCTGTATCGCCACACTCAGAATGGTGGTGGATTTCCCCGACCCCGCACAGGCATCCACGGCCACATTGTCCCCCTGCACAATATGGTCACATATCCGTTGTTGCTCCTCCGAGGGGGACCATGTCACGAGCTTGGGTGGACGCTTCGGCATGGAAGCGATGTGTCGACTATATACACGACTATATACACGTATATGGATACCGAGAAGCCCGAGAAGAATCCACCGGTACAGGGTTGCCAACGGTAACCGGATACAATTATATCCATATAGTGTGTAAATTCTATATGGATTTTTCATCACCGAGGGTTTGGTCTAAGGAGACCGCCGACGGGTTGCCCCCCCACGCCGCCGGGTCACCCCCCGGGCCGGCTTGCCCGTCGGCTTGAAATTCCCGTATTCGATGGCCCGGAGGAGACGCATCTGCCGTTCGGCATTCTCCAGGCTACTACACTTGGCCATGACCTTTTTGGTACGCCGGTTATACACCCGGTAGCACGATTGGTTGGGCATCTTACGAAGTACGTAGGGCATAATGGATGGATGTATGGGACCGACCCGGTGATATCTGTTCCTATATCCCATCGGGAGAAAGCCCCGTCTCCGAATTTTTACCCCCGAGCCACCGGCCTCCCACCCTTGTCCCGAGGTCTACGCCAGCCGGGTTGCCGAAAAGTACGAGCTCGAGACATCACACGCCACCGTCGCCCCCACAAACAACGTATTCAAGTAGACGGTGGTGGTGGCCGCCCCCAGATTCAGCACCTGGGTGATGTTCGTACTGTAGTAATTGTTCTGTACGTTCTGACCGAGCCCCAAGCTCGCACTCCCCGTCAAATAGAGTTGACTAAAGGCGTACGGTGGTATGTTGGTGGCCGCCGCCAACGCCGCGGGCTGGATCTGGGTGGCCGACCCCCCGAGGGACAAAATCGCCGTCGTGACATTGACCGCCGTCCCCGTTGTCGACTGGAACACCCCCTGGGCATTGAACATCCATACTCCCATCGGGACCGTGATACTCGTCAAGCTCGCCACCGTCCCCGTCGTGATGGCCACCCCCCCGGTGAACACCCCATAGGAGGTATAGCCCACCTGGTAAGATGTGAGGGTCGGTAAGCTCGTGTAGGTCAACTGGGTCGTATTGGACGCACTCACCGTACCCCGTACGTTCAGGTTCCCACAGATATCCACGGTGTACTGCGGGTTGTTGAGTCCCACCCCCAGATTCTGGGTGATGATGGTATTACCCGCCACCCCCAGGTCCCCCGTCACCACCCCCACCGCGGTGGCCGGGATGACCGGCTGGTTGTAATACGTCCCCGTATTCTGCCATAAATTACTGATATCGACGGCACTGAGGGCCCGGCCGTAGAGACGGTACTGTTGCATCTCATACGAAAACTGTTGGACGTAGCCGGCCGTGGGGTTGTTCCCGATGAAGACGGAGCCGGGGCGGCACACCAGACCGGTGGCTCCCAGGGCGGACAGGTTGGCCGGCCCCGCGACGGCCGCCACCCCATTGATGTATAGGATGGAGGTCCCGGGGGTGTAGACCCAGGCCACATATACCCAGGGTGTCGAGGGGAGTTGGTAGGTCGTCGTCTGACCGGCACTGTTCACGAGGTTCCCTGTCGCGGTGATGTCCAACGTGATGGGGGTGGCCCCGGCGGTCACATTGAAAATGGACGCCTTACCCGTCGTGGGGTAGTAGCCCGTCAGACTGATCCAGAACGAGAGGGTGAACGACGTGGGAATCGTGATGGCCACCCCGTTACTCATATACGCAAAATTGGTGGAGAACAAGGCTTCGTTGGTCGCCCCGAAATTGGGCCGGGATAGGATGAGGGAGGTGTGTTCAAAGGTGTAGTAGAGGCCCATCCCCGTGGGGTCGATGATATCCGTATAGCTGGAGGTGGAGGGGACCAAGAGGATGTTACTGGAACCCTTCCCCTCCGCGGTGGCCCCACTGAGGAGAGGGAGTGAGGTCCCGTAGGAGACGTCGTACACAGGGAAGCCGGAGGCATAATTACTGAAGCTCACATCCATCGGGTAGTATTGGATGAGCCCGCTGTTGATGTTGGTATTGACATTGAGGGTGGTGACGGTGGTCACCCCGGCGTTCACGGTACTACCCGTACTGATACTTCCTCCGGTACCGACCATGACCCCGTTCATGTAAATATTCCCCCCGACATAGAGGTTCCCACGAATCCCGGCTCCCCCGGCGACGACGAGGGCCCCGGTGGAAGGACCGATACTAGGGAAGGTGCTGTTGATGACGACTTGGCCCCCGAGAGTACTGGTCCCGGTGACCGAGACGGACCCCGCTGTCAGAGCCCCGGAGGTGGAGACGGACCCCGCCGTCAGAGCCCCCGAGATGGAAGCCGACCCCGCCGTGGAGGTCCCCGAGACGGTAACCGAGGGGGCGGTGATAGCCCCCGACGCCACATTCCCGTAGATGGTCGCCGTCCCCGTGAACGTCACCGACCCCGCCGTCAAGGCCCCCGAGATGGAAGCCGAGCCGGTCGACATCGTCCCCGACACGGTCAACGACCCCCCCGTGAACAGGTTTCCTGCGATACTGGACCCTCCCTTGACCTGAAGTGCCCCGGTATAAGGTCCCGTCGCCGGAGTGGTATTCCCCACGGTCACCCAACCTCCGGTATAGAGGTTCCCCCCGAGTCCCATCCCCCCGGCCACGGTAAGGGCCCCCGCCCCGGTCCCGGACGAGGCCAGGGTGTTCCCGATGGCCACCGGACCCCCCACCACCAGGTTCCCCGCGAGCCCCATCCCTCCGGCCACCGTCAGCGCCCCCGAATCCGTCCCGTCCGCCGCCAGGGTGTTCCCGATGGTCACCACACCCCCCACCCCCACCACCAAATTCCCCGTGAGCCCCGTCGCACCCCCCACCGTCACATTCCCCCCGAGTCCCGTATTTCCGAGGATGGTCACCGCCGCTCCCCCCACCCATAGGTTCGCCCCCACAAACACATTACCCCCCACCGCCGCTCCCCCCGACACAATCAAGGCCCCCGAACTGATATCCACCGCCGGGGTGGTCTGGTGAATATAGACATTGGCCCCGAACGACGCATCGGTGGTCGCACTGATGGTGTTGGCCCCCCCACTCCCCGCCGGAATGGTATTGTTATAGTAAATATCCCCGGACACGTACAGACTCCCCGAGACATACCCGTTCTGGGTCACATTGATACTCCCCACCGTGGCCGTCGATTTCACAAACAGTTTCCCGGTATTGGTCCCGGTACAGGCCAACGCTTGACAATACACCAAATCGGTAGTATCGAACTCCGGTACCCCCATCGCTTGGGTCCAGTTGACCCCGTCCGACGAGCTGAGTAAGAACGCCCCTGGACCGTTGGTATGGTAGACCGACGCGTACCAGAGGAGCCGGTCGTTGTTCCAGAGGAGACTGACGACTGAGTATTGGCTCGAAATCCCCAAGGTATTGATGGTCGAGTCGTCCGAGTCCAAGAATGTGTTCCCCCCATACAACCCGCGGTACCAGGTGACCCCGTCGTACGAATAGGCCAAGATGGCGGGGTATCCGCCTCCCGCCACCCAGATGGAACCGTTGGCCGCAATGACCCCCCCATCCCCGTTCATGGCAAAAATGTTCTCACTGAACGAGACATCCGTCCAATCTGTCCCGTTATGGGAATAGACCAGGGTGGCCTCGGTACCCGCATACCTCCTGTTCCCAATGGCGACCCAGGTATTCCCCGTGGTGGCCACCCCATACACGGTCGAAGCTATATTCAACAAGGAAGGTATCGGGGTCCAATACATACCGTCGGGGGAGGTCATCAGAGCATACGTATTGTTCGCCGTCCCGTCGGTATTCTTGTTGGTACGTGTCCCTCCCACGATCCATTGCGAACCGTTGTAGGCCGCACACCGGGTCCGGTTCAGGGTGACCCCGGCTCCCTCCGCCCAGGTAATACCGTCGGAGGACCATGCCAACGAATGGAAATTAGAGAAGGTATCACGGTTGTACCCCGTGGCGACCCAGGTCGCCCCACTCCAGGTCACACTCGTGACCCCCCCGGTCTGGCCGAACCCCGTGTACCCACTGGCCACCCAGGCCACCCCGTCGTAGGAGTATAGGAGGGTCGTGTACCCGTTGGCGGCCGTCGCGACACAGCCGGCCACCCAGATGAACCCGTTCCACTGGATGGCCGTCCCCGACGCGAAGAGGCCGTTTGACGACACCAAGTTCCAAGACCCGTCCACCGTGGATACCAAGAAGTTCCCACAGTTGTCCATCCCAATCGTGAGACGGTTGGGGGTCGACACCGCGTAGATGGCGTTGGAGGTGAGGGTGGAGATGGAGCTCGTAATCATGGTATTGTTGGTCCCCAGGGCCAAGATGGAGCCCCCGACGACGAGGTTTCCGCTGACCCCGGCTCCCCCCAGCACCGTGAGGGCCCCGGTCGCCGTGGAAGTGGCGGGTTCGCCCCCGTAGATCGTAATATTTGACCCGACCCCGAGCTCCCCGGCGATATAGGCCCCTCCGTTGGAGACCAAGAGAGCCTGGTCATCCAACCCCTCCACGGTCACGGTGTTCCCGACCACCACGCTAGCCCCGACACCGACTCCGCCCGTCACGACCACCGCCCCCGAGTTCGGCGTGGTGGCATCTTGTGTCGAGGTGACCCGAAGGCGGGAGTTCGGTCCATCCACCACCAGGTTCCCCCCGATACCTACTCCACCCACCACCGTGAGGGCCCCGGTGTTGGACGAGGTGGCGACGGTGTTCCCCGTGACCCGGACCAGAGCCGTCGTCGTGGTCCCCGAGATGGAGGTATTGGTCCCGATGACTGTCCCCCCGGCCACAAGACTTCCCCCCAAATAGACATTCTTGGCGATACCGACCCCCCCACGGCACGTGATGGTCCCCATACTGGTACTATACGCGTCTTGGGTCGCGAGGAAATTCACGGCATTGGAGATATCCGGGACGACGAACCCTCCCACGACAATCTGGCTCCCCGCCATCTGGAGGGTCCCCCCGTTGATGATATTGAGGGTACCTTCGACGTTGATACCACTACTGATGGTGAGGGTATTGAAGGCGTCGTAGGTGGGGGTGAGGGTCGGTCCATCCGCAAAGATCAAGGAACCGTTCTGGACGGTATCCCCGTTGACGAGGAAATCCCCGTTGACCGTCGTGGATCCCGTCGTCGTGACGTAACCACGGAGGTTCGTCGTCCCACTGACATCCAATACCCCACTCACGTTGTGGACCCCCACGGTGGTGGCGACCCCTGTCACCGTGCTGTTTCCGACGACCCCGAGGTTCCCGGCCACGGTGAGGTTCCCCGTCGCCGTGGTGTTCCCCATGAGGTTGGTCACCCCGGTCACCATGACGGAGCCCGAGAGGTCCGTGAACTGGTCGACGTAGAGCCCCTCATAGATATGGGTATTCCCCCCCACGACGAGGTTCGCACCGATACCCACTCCCCCCGTCACCGTGACGGCCCCCGTGGAAGGGGTCACCGCATTGACGGGGGACGTCACCGTGAGGTTCCCTGCCAAGACGGTGTTCCCCCCGACCCCCACCCCTCCCACCACCGTGAGGGCCCCGGCCCCCGTCCCCGCCACCGTCAGCCCCTGCTGGGCCACCAGGTTTCCCCCCAGGGTCGCCCCCCCGGTCACCAGGAGGGCCTCGTCACCCTGCCCCAAGACCATCAGGGTGTTCCCCACCACACTGTTCCCGGTGGTACTCGCCCCCCCGTAGACGACCAACGTCCCCACCCCCGTACTCTGGGTGTCCGTCGCCGTCTGGGTCCCCAGGGTGAACCCTCCGGGGACGGAGAACTGACCCGGGATGGTGACCGTCTCGTTGACCGTCCCGATGACAATCTGCCTGCTCGCCGTGATGGTCGCCCCGTACCCGATGGCCGTGGAGTGGTCGTAAGCTCCTCCCACGATGGTGTTCGCCCCGAGAAAGGTATTGTACCCCCCGTAGTTGGAACTTCCTCCCACGGTACTCCCCGCCGCATAGCCCACCGCGGTATTATAATCCGGGTTGGTCGACTCCGTGGGATAGAGTCCGAGGAGGGTGTTCCCCCCCAGAGCGGTATTATAGTTACCATTGTTGGTTAAGGTGAGGGCCCCATACCCCACCGTGGTGTTACTACTTCCTTGGGATTCGTAAAAGGCGTTGTACCCCATGATGGTATTATAACGGTTGGTGGCCCCCACCAACAAGGCAATCTTGTCGTTCCCGTCACTACTTCCCACATACACATTATGACCGCAAATGTCTTGGTAGAGGAACTTGTTGACAGCCAGGTTCCCGCGGATCCAGACATCCCCCCCGATACCGACCCCACCCCCCACGACGAGGGCCCCGGAGGTGACGGACGTGGCCGCCGTGTTGGCCGCCACCGTCACCTGGTTCCCCACATAGAGGTTTCCCCCGAACCGGCCACCCCCCGTGACCGTGAGGGCCCCCGACCCCGTCCCCTGGATGGAGACCTGTTGGGAGAAGGAGGTATCGATACCCTGGAAAAGGGTACCAGGAAGGAGCCGGTTCAGGAGGACATTTCCCACGTAGAGGGACGCCACACTCGGGACGGTGAGGTTCCCGGCCAAGGAGGTGTTGCCCCCCACGGTGAGGTTCCCGGCCAAGGTGGTGTTTCCCCCCACGGTGGTATGGGATCCCACGGCTAGGTTACCCCCCAGACGGAGACTCTTGGTCACCCCGACCCCCCCGGCCACCGTGAGGGCCCCCGTGGTGACGGTGGTACTTTCGGTGTTCCCCCGGACGGCGAGGTTGGCCCCCGCCACGATACTCTTCCCGAAGCTGGCCCCGCCGGTCACCACGAGGGCTCCCGTCCCCGTCCCCGTGGTCTCCGTCGTGCTCATGACCGTGGTGGTACCCCCGACGAGGAGGCTCTTGGTGAGACTGGCCCCCCCGGCCACCGTGAGGGCCCCGGAACCGAACCCGGTCGTGTCCATGGTACTACCCACGGTGGCTTGCCCCCCCACGTTGAGGGTCTGGGCCACCCCGGCCCCCCCGTCCACCACCAGAGCCCCCGTGTTGGGACTCGTGCTGTCGGCACGGTCGTGCCCAAAGACATGAATCCCCCGTCCGACATTGAGGTTCAACCCGACTTGGGTCCCTCCCGCCACATAGAGGGCCGGGTTCGCGGTCGTGGTCGGATTCAGGGTGAGAGGATCCACATCTTCGTAATTGATTTGGACGAGGGGTCCCGCCACCGTGATACTACCGTCAATGTTCACCCCTCCCGCCACCTGGAGGGTCGTATAACCGTCTCCCAAGGGGTCCGAGGTCCCCCCGATCGTCAGGGTATTCCCGATCGTGGCGGACTGGCCCACGGTGACCCCTCCGGCCACCACGAGGGCCCCGGTCATGGACCCCAGTCCCCCCGTGTCCGTCTGGCCCCCCACGGTCAGCAGGTTCCCCACCACCATACTCTGTCCGACCCCGACCCCCCCGGTCACCACGACGGTGCCAGTCCCCGGAGTCAGACTATCGGTGTTCCCCTGGACCACGAGGTTCTGGGTGACGGTGAGGCTGTTTCCGATGAGGACATTCTTGGCGAGGCTGGCCCCGCCGGCCACGACGAGGGTGCCGGTACCCGCTCCCGAGGTGTCCGTCGTCCCGCCCAGTGCGAGGCTGTTCCCGACCACCATACTCTTCCCGAAGCTGGCCCCGCCGGCCACAACGAGGCTACCGGACCCCAGGCCCGCCGTGTCGGTGGTCCCCCCCACCACGAGGGCGTTCCCGACGGCCAGGGTTCGCCCCACGGTCGCTCCCCCGGCCACCACGAAGGCCCCGGCCCCCGAGCCGACCCCGAGGGTGTCGGTGGTACTACCCACGGTGAGGTTGGCTCCCACGGTGAGGTTGGTACCGAGGCTGGCCCCACCCCCCACCGCCAGACTACCACCGAGGCTGGCCCCCCCGGCCACCGCCAGACTACCCCCCAGGCCGGCTCCGCCGGCCACCGTGAGGGCCCCCGTCTCCGTACTCGCCACGGTCAGGTTTCCCCCCAGGTTGGCCGACCCCGAGGCCCCGATACCCCCCACCACCACCACCGCCCCCGTCACCGGAGACACGGACGCGACCCCCCCTCGTACCGCCAGGTTCTTCCCCACCGTGACGGACCGGTTGACGGTGAGCTGGTCCTTGATGACCGCAAACCCGGTGGACCCGTAGGTGGTGATGATGGATATCGGGGTATTGTCAATCCGACTCACGTTGTTGGAGAACCATACCTTGGCATCGAACGAGTATTGGAATTTACTCGACACAACGGCCCCCGTGAGACTGGTATTGGGGCTACCCACGGCACACCACTGGGTTCCGTCCCAGGTCACCCCCGTACAGGCGGCGAAAATCTGGAGTCCGAGCCCCGTCCAGTGGACCCCGTCGACGGAGTAGGCGATACTGTTACTACAGGGGTGGACCGTGTCCCCCACCCCGGCGACCCACAGGTTCTGGTCCCCGTTCCAGGCCAAGACGTTGATGACCCCGTTGAGGACATCACTCCGGTAGGGGGTCCAGTTCACTCCGTCGTAGGACCGGGCGAGGTTGTTCCCACTAGCACTGTACCCTCCCCCGGCGGCTAGCCAGTAGGCCCCGTTCCACACCACGGTGACGGCTCCCAGGGGGAGAAGGGGGGACGGGGATCCGGCGTCGACGGTGACCCAGGCCCCCCCGTCGTAGGAGTAGGCCAACGAGTAGGTGGGGGGTTCCGGTTGGTCCGACTGGCGGTTTTGGTCCATCCAACTCGTGACATAGACCTGCCCGTTCCAACCGATGTTCGTACAGTAGAGGGAGCCTCCGATGGGGACCGCGGAAAAGGGAATCCCGGTCCAGGCCGTCCCGTCCGGGGACGCCGCCAGACAGAATTTGGAACCATACCCTCCCACAATCCACTGGGTACCGTTCCAGACGAGGCCGTAGGCCCCGCCCACCTTGTTGGTGAGGGCCTCGAAGATACCCGGGGCGTAGCCCCCGATGGGCTGGACCCCCGTCCACTTGGTGAGGTCCGACGCCTGGGCCGTCGCGATGGAGTGTTGGCCGTAGCCCACCGCCACCCAGTAGAAGCCGTTCCAGACCGCGTTGGCGGCCCGGTTGGCGATGAAGGCATTACTGTTATAAAAGGGGGCCTGACCCGGTCCGTTGATGGAAGGAGTATACCCGGTGATTCCCCCGTTCGTGGCAAAATAGATGACTTGGTTCGCCAAGACCAAATGGGTGATGGGGGTTTGATCATTGATATAGATGGCCCCGGCGTTTTCCACCACGGTACTCAGATACGGGGCCCGGGTGTTACCCACGAAACTGAACCCCAGGTTGTTGGGGAACTGGATGGACCCGTTGATGATGACATCCTGGGCGTACACGGAGCCCGCCACCTTGACATCATGAATGACATTGACGAACCCGGTCCCCACCACGTTACTCAAGGACGGGATGATATCGATGTTCCCCTGGACGGTGACATGGCCGTTAAAAATAGGGTCGTTGAAGGTATAGACGTTTCCTTTGATGGCGGGGGCCTTGTACACGATACTACTGAACCGGGAAGAAGCCAGCTTGGCGTACGACTGGGCTTGGGTGATGGCCGCGTCGTTGACCCCGGTGACGGGGCGGGTTTGGAGGGTTCCCGTGACGGGGTTGGTAATCAACTGTCGGTATTGTGCCTTGGTGATGGTTTGGGTATTCTGGTTGCTATTCAGGGAGAACATGTTTGATTTAACCGTGGATATGGGGAGATGGACCACCCCGGGATAAGGTATTTAATATATATCTTGTTTCCTATAGCACTCTATAAGATGGCCCGATATTTACTAGGAGCCCGTTCCACCCCGGCCCCGGCCCCACCGAAAAATTGATTCACGTTAAGGCCTAGGTTTCCGGGTGGTATCCCATACTATACCGACGACTCCCACCCACCACACCCCCACACCCCCCGTACCGTCCCATATCACACCATGAGTGCTCGTGCCCCCGTCCAGACTCAGGCTGATAGCCAGCTCGCCCAGCAGTACCAACAGAAGACCGACAAACAGCATATCCTGGAGAACCCCGATACGTATATTGGTTCGGTGGAGACGGTGGACGCGAATCTGTGGGTGTTACCGGATGTCCAAGGGCGGATTACCCTAAAGCAAATTGAATACATCCCTGGGCTCTATAAATTGTTCGATGAGGGTATTGTCAACGCCCGGGACCATGTCATTCGAATGATTCAGAAAATCAGTGCCAACTCGGTCCCCGACCACCGGGCGGTGTCCTATATCGATACGACGGTGGCGGACGATGGGACCATCACCTTCGAGAACGATGGGAACGGGATTGATGTCGCCAAGCACCCGGAGAACGACCTCTGGATTCCGGAGATGATTTTCGGGCATCTACGGACCTCGACCAACTATACCCAGAACGAGCAGCGTATTGTGGGGGGGAAGAACGGGTTTGGGTTCAAGCTGGTGTTGATTTGGTCGACGTACGGACGGATTGAGACGGTGGACCATGTGCGGGGGCTCAAGTACACCCAGGAGTTCCATAACAACCTGGATAAGATGGACCCACCGGTGATCAAGCCGGTGAAGAACGCCAAGCCGTATACGAAGGTCACGTTCCGGCCGGATTACGCCCGCTTCGGGGCACCGGGGGGCTTGTCGGCGGATATGCTCGCCCTGTTCCGTAAGCGGGTGTGTGATATCGCGGCGGTGACGGACCAGAGTATCAAGAAGGTCAAGGTGTCGCTCAACGGGGTGGCGCTTCCGGTGAAGAACTTTCAGCAGTATGTGGATTTGTATATTGGGAAGGCGCGGGCCGGGGCGGCGGGGGCCGGGGGTGGGGCGGCCGCGGTAGCGGACGACGGGTCCGAGGACGGGGCGGCGGCGGCGACGGCCGGCTCCGCCGGCCCGGTCAAGCGGGTCTACGAAGAGGCCTCGGACCGCTGGGAGTACGCCGTTGCCCTCTCCCCCACTCACCAGTTCGAGCAGGTGTCCTTCGTGAACGGTATCTGTACCCATAAGGGGGGCAAGCATGTCGACTATGTGCTCGGCCAGATCATCCGTAAGCTGTCGGCCTATATCGAGAAAAAGAAGAAGATTACCGTCAACCCCAATACCATCAAGGAGCAGCTGTTCCTCTTCCTGAGATGCGATATTGTGAATCCGGCGTTTGATAGCCAGACCAAGGACTACATGAATACCCCCTCCAACAAGTTTGGCTCCACCTGTAATATCAGTGATGCGTTCATTGAGAAGCTGGCCAAGATGGGGGTGATGGAGGCGGCGTGTTCGCTCACGGAGATCAAGGAGCGGGGGGTGGCGGCCCGAAAGACCGACGGGACCAAGACCCGCACGATTCGGGGTATCGCCAATTTCATCGATGCCAACCAGGCCGGTACCCCCCAGTCCAAGGACTGTGTGCTGATTCTGTGTGAGGGGTTGTCGGCCATGTCGGGGGTGGTCAGTGGCCTCTCGAGTGAGGACCGGAACCGCTACGGGATTTACCCGCTCAAGGGGAAGCTCCTCAATGTCCGGGGGGAGAATCTCAAACGGATCTCGGAGAACAAGGAAATCACCGACCTGAAGAAGATTCTGGGCCTGGAGACGGGGCGGGACTATACCACCCTCGAGGATGTCCACCGGTGTCTGCGCTACGGTAAGGTCATGTTCCTCACGGATGCGGATGCCGACGGGTCCCATATCAAGGGTTTGTGTGTGAACTTGTTCCAGAGTGAATGGGCGTCGCTGTTCCGGATCAACGGGTTCATGTCGTTCATGAACACGCCTATTCTCCGGGCGAAGAAGGGGGCCCAGACCCAGGTGTTCTATAACGAAGGTGAGTATGAGACCTGGAAGCGGCAGTTCCCGGGGGGCGAGCCGGCGGGCTGGACCATCAAGTATTTCAAGGGGCTGGGGACCTCGACGGCGGTGGAGTTCAAAGAATACTTTGCCAACAAGAAAATCGTGGACTTTGTGTACGAGGCGGGGAAGAGTGACGATACCATCGATAAGGTGTTCAATAAGAAGCGGGCCGACGAGCGTAAGACCTGGTTGGAACAATACGACCGTCATGCGTACCTGAATACGAGCCATCCCACGGTCAAGTACGACGACTTTGTGGACCGGGAGTTGATTCATTTCAGTGTGTACGACTGTGAGCGGAGTATCCCCAACCTGGTGGATGGGTTGAAGACCTCGTTACGTAAAATCTTGTATTGTGCCTTCAAGCGGCGGCTCACGGCGGAGGTCAAGGTGGCCCAGTTTTCGGGGTACGTGTCGGAGCACTCGGAGTATCATCACGGTGAGGCGAGCCTGAACGGGGCCATTGTGGCCATGGCCCAGAACTTTGTGGGGGCCAATAATATCAATTTACTCGAGCCCAAGGGACAATTTGGTAGCCGGCTTCAGGGTGGGGATGATTCGGCCTCGGAGAGATACATCTTCACGAACTTGTCCCCCCTCACCCGGGCCCTCTTTCCCGAGGTGGACGACCCGGTCCTCACGTATCTCAACGAGGACGGTACGATCATCGAGCCGGAGTATTATGTCCCCATCCTCCCGATGGTGCTGGTCAACGGTATCTCGGGGATCGGGACGGGGTTCTCGTCGTCCATCCCCCCGTTCCACCCGACGGCCCTGGTGGACTATGTGAGACGGCGTTTACGGGGCGAGCCCGCGGCGAGCCTGCCCCCGTTCGTACCCTACTACGAGAACTTCCGGGGGACGGTGACCCCGGTGGACGGCGAGCCCCACCGGTTCGTGATCAAGGGGGTCTACCATAAAATCGGCGAGGACCAGATTCGTATCACGGAACTCCCCATCGGGACATGGACGATGCCCTATATCACCTTCCTGGAGGGCCTGGTGGACGGGGGGGTGGACAAGGCGGGCAAGCGTATTGCCCCCACCCTCCGTGATTTCGTCTCCAACTCGACGGAGAAGCTGGTGGACATCCAGGTGACGTTCCCCCGGGGACGGCTGGCCGAGCTGGAGGCCGGCGCGTCGGGCGGCGTGGAGAAGGTGCTGAAGCTGACGACGACGGTGTCGACAACCAACATGCATTTGTTTGATGCCGAATGCAAATTGAAGAAATACGAGACCATCGCGGATATCATTGAAGCGTTCAGTGCGGTGCGGCTGGCGACGTACCACCGGCGTAAGGCGTACCAGGTGGCGGCGATGGAGCAGGTCCTCCAGAAACTGACGAACAAGGCCCGATACATCCAATTGGTGCTCGAGGGTACGGTGGACTTACGCCGGAAGACGGCGGAGCAGATTGAGGCGATGCTGGGAGGGCAGGGCTTGGTGAAACTGGTTGGGGGTGGGGGCGAGGCAGCGGTTGCCAACTACGACTACCTCATCAAGATGCCGATGGTGTCGGTGTCCAAGGAACAGGTGGATAAGCTGATGAAGGAGCGGGCGGACACAGAGGCGGAGTTGACGGCACTGAAGGCGACGACGGTGGAGACGATTTGGTTGAGGGAGTTGGAGACATTCGAGACCCAGTATAAGACCTATGTGGCGAAGCGTCAGGCGGAATACGAGGTGAAGCCGACGGTGGCGGGTGGGGGTGCCGGCCCCAAGCGGAAAGTGGTGAGCAAGCCGGTGGCCAAGCCGGCGACCAAGAACTAGACTAGACCAAGGGGGGTAAGTCATAGGTTGTGTGAGTGGGGGTCTAAGTCATAGATTGTGTATAAGTATCGATACAAATTTCGAATCCGAATCCTTAATCTGAATCCTATAATCTATTTTTGTTGACGGGGGGTCCGGGCCCGGGAGGTCCGACGACGACGGGGGGTCTTGTTCCAACGGGAACGGGGGTTCTTGGAGATGATTTTTTCACCAACACACCAGGTTCTCCCGTCGATGAAGACGAGTTCCCCGGGGGCACGGCAGGTGGTGGTGGTGGCGGTGGCGGCCTTGGGCATGGGTCTTATACCGATTCCTATACCGATTCCTATACCGATTCCTATACCCTATACATCTATATGGATATGGATATGGATATGGATATGGATATGGATATCGCCTCTGACCCGAGAGGGGAGCGCCGAGCCCTACTTCCGTGGGTTCGAACCGTCGACACCGTACGGTTACAGTGGCCCCACCATCATGCATGTGACATCGTGGGTCTAAATACCGATTAACTCATGGATGCTTCCAACTCTTGAGCCCGGAATTTGATCCATATGTTTTGATAAAGCATGATGGCAATTTCTTTGGCCGCCGATTGAAATACATCTATATGCAGTCGCGTATCGTCGTCTAGTACGTATTCGGCCGTATCATTATTCATGAGTGGTTCATGTTCATTCCATGTTTCGATATGTGCCAACGTTTTTTGACGTGTGGCAGAAGATACATTTACCTCACTGTCACTGCCTACTTTCAAATATTCCTTGAAATTCTTGATGGCAAGTTCTTTCATAAAACGGTTACCGTGTTTAGACGATTCGATTAAAACATCGGCTGCGTCCTTACGGTATTTATTTACGGCCAATAAAAAATCGACATTTTCAACGACCAATGCCTTTTCGGCATAATCACGGAAATTCCGGGCTCGTTCCTGGTCTAACAATGCATTATACATGTCGTCCACTTCAGGCTCCTCATGTTTATAGCCAGGATCATCCAGTGAATCAAATGCGGACAACGAAACCGTGGAAGACCGTTTCCTATCCGGAACAATTTGGGACATTTTGTGTATCAAATTATGTATAAGTAACTCGACGATTTTTGGCATCCAGTGTCGATAACAACGACTAATCAAAACTCGAAAACAAAATAGGGTCACACCCACCGAAATAAAAGAGGTGCGCACGATATAGGTGGTGGAAACATTCAAACCTAATAATTGTATCATATAGGCAATTGCCATACAAAACCAAAAAATGACAAAGGCTTCTTTCAATACCATCCCGTCACGAAATTCACCCGTACCGTTACGAACACTAATGACCGTGGCTATAGAACATAATACGTGCCCAATGACGAGAACATACGCGACTGGTTCGGTAGATGGTTGCCATGTGCATGTATGTATATCGAGTGACGGGCGGTATATATCCACCACAGTTTTTACCAATATCGGTGGACGCATCGTGCTTACCATAAGTAACACGAATGCGGTGATGGATGTCCATCCTATCGATAATACCAACATTCGGTTATGGGTGAGACGTTTCAAACGATGTTTATTTTCAGAATGTAAAAATACAGATAGGCGGTAGGCCTTCATGTTCATCATTATAACGACAAAACTTAACGGTAAATATATCAACCATAACATTGACCTACACTGGGTTATGTTCATGTCGGATTGCCATATAAATACGCATGACCATATGGCTACACCACTAGATACACACACCCCAATCATGTGTATAGGATTCAACATACGTAAATCGTTTTCACGTCGATGAATAATGATAGTGACAATCATGGCTGTCAATAAACTGGTGCATAATGAGGCGATGACAATAGACGATACCAAATGTAAATCTTTCGTAAGTGACCAACTATAGTAGCGTTCATTCCACGAAGGAATGGGATAGATAAATGGGTTATCACTTTGAGACGATGGAAATACAATGCTGGGGTTGGTTTCACCTGGATACAATTGTATCATGATAGTGGGGGTAGGGGTATTTACTCGATGTGCATCAAATACTACTCGGCCATACATTCCCGATACCTGAGCATTCGTTAGCATCGCTATAATGTCTATACCATTAATTCCGTTACCGTGCGTCATGTGTGAATTTTTTGCCACCCGATAAATAGCCCCTTCTAATATATCCAAGGCGGCCCAATATCCGTTGGATTGATAGGGTGGAAACAACCCCGTGTTTTTTATGTACCAATTACTGAATAAAGCGACACTCGATGGTGTATCTGGACTGGAACCAAAATTCAATGCCTCATTTACAGTAGTCATCGGACGGTCAGAACGAAATACCGTCCCGTAAGGTAATTTGTCTTCAGTATACTCTGTCCCTTTGAGGTTTGGGTGCGTAAATGTGGGTTGGGTAATATAGTCCATCCATCCCTTTTCTTTAAATGACTCGGTGGGGCCATTACCAAAACAATCCAGTAAGGTGAACGATTTTGGCAAATAACTCATCTCTTCAAAAATGGGTAAAGGGAATCTTTGGGAACTCATGGTGTTGTTGAATGTGCAACTTTGCCAGTCGCACCACATAATGGCATCGGGTTGGAGTTTACGCATAGTATCGATAATATATCTTACATCGTTTATCGTGCTATTACTATATAAATCATAATGAGCGGTATGTTGTATTCCCCGAGGCACACCTAAATATTCGGCGGATCCGTAACATGACCAATAATTATATCCAGCATCCGCACTGTCTGAATATGACACCGTGACAATATTATTAACACCTTTTTCGAGATATGCATCGATCAATGCACGGAAGGTATACATCGCCGGAGCTTCAATGTAAAAAGAACTCGTGGTATTCACCGGTAAATCATAATAAATTGGACTAGGGTTGGATGAGGTGAGTATATAGGGTATATTTTTTTGTGATGCAATGGGTGCCATTAATACACCCACATTTCCTTCCGGGGCTAAAATGGCGGATACTTTCGGGTCTTTATTCAATCGTTCTATCAAGATTTCTCGGCAATAGCTGATATTGCTTAGATAATCTATCAATTCTACGTTTGCATGGAACGGCCACGTTGGTTCGTATCTTGCTTTGTTATTCAGATGTTGTGTCCAGTAGTTAATCATTTTATCTATGCCGTAGCCATACGAATATAGTCCCTGGCTCGACCACATCGCCAGAATAGTTACATTAAATACCACCATTTTAGAAGGGTGACAATTATATTATATAGTATGTAGAGATTTTTTGGTTGGGTCATCCCGGGGTGGACCCGGGGTAGATGTTATTGGATGTGTCCAAGAAGACCAACACGATAGCGCCGAGCCTATGACCCGAGAGGGTGGGTGCCGAGCCTATGACCCGAGAGGGTGGGCGCCGAGCCTATGACCCGAGAGGGTGGGTGCCGAGCCTATGACCCGAGAGGGTGGGCGCCGAGCCTATGACCCGAGAGGGTGGGTGCCGAGCCTATGACCCGAGAGGGTGGGCGCCGAGCCTATGACCCGAGAGGGTGGGCGCCGAGCCTATGACCCGAGAGGGTGGGCGCCGAGCCCTACTTCCGTGGGTTCGAGACCAAAAAAATCTCCGCTGACGGAATCGAACCGTCGACAATTTGATTACTGACACATCTACAGTCAAATACTCTACCAACTGAGCTAAGCGGAGTCCCCGGGGGACAACCTCTAACCCGAAATCATAACAATACAATATCCATCTATGGAAATATCCATATCCACGCCCACAACGATGGGTATTGGTCATTGGGTATTGGTATGATTCTAAGTAGGGCTCGGCGCCCACCCTCTCGGTATCGACCTCCCCCCCTATCCCGTCTACACATAGTCAATCTTGACATGGGCGCACCGGCTCGTGGTCTGGGTATAGGGATGGAAGACGGGGGTACACTTGACAGGATAGTTCATCTTCCCCTTGTAGGTATAGACACTGTCCGCGACCCCGTAGCCCATGGCGCTGGCCACGGAGTTCCCGTAGATACGCCGATACATCACGGTATTATTGGTAATCGTATCGAACTTCTTGAGGAGGATGTACGCCCCGGCGTCGGCACCCCCCTGCTGGGCGAACCGGGGGTTGTTGGGCTTATAGATGACCTTGGTATAGGGCCGGCCGGGGCCCCGGGAGCAGGTGGAGAGGGTACCCGAGGCGTCGTAGACCAGTTGGCCGAACGTGCTACTCTGGGTGCTGTACTGGTTACCGGCGGCTAAAGCGGTACCCGGCTCGGCGGTCCGGTTTCCCGCCACCAGGTAGTTGAACTGGTTCTGCTGGAAGGTGCGGTTACGGGCGGCGAGGTACTGGGACATCGTACTGTTGTAGGTGTGCTTCATCCGACCGCTACTCCGGCAGCGGCGGCGGGCGTTGGTTTCTTGGGCGAGGCAGAGGCCGTTGGAGGTGAAGGAGGCACAGGCCCCGGGTTGTTCGGTGGTGTTGTTGGTTTCACCGGCTTCCCGGGCGTCCAAGACGATTCCATCTAAACCGGTGGGCTTGGTGGTATGGTACTGTTGGACCATGATGGTCCCCCCGGGGCGGTTGAGCTCGTCGATGGAGACGGCCGCCCGGGGCTGGGTGGGGACGGTGAGGGGGACGTTGGCGATTTCTTTACGGTAGATTTGCAGAGGCTGGGCACGGAAGATGTTGGCCCCGATGGCTTGGTAGTTCTGATAGTTACCACTGATGTCGAGCTGGGTCGTGTTCATCTGGATGGCCGAGACGATTTGGTGGAAGGATTTCCCTTTCCAGGCGTAATAGGTGGGCATGTCGGTGCCGACCTTGGCGGAATAGCCGTAGAGGCGTTGGTTGGTGGCACTGATTTTTTCCGACATGGGATATGAGGGGATGGGTGGTATTAGATATATGGGGTGTGGATACGGGTACTATACCTATACGAGGAGATAATATATGTGCCGTGGAGGACTGTCTAATCTAGAACCGGGTTCTCAAAACAGATACGAATCTAGAACCGGGTTCTACTTTAGACACCAACCGTAATGGACCACTTTCTCAGACCGGTTCAGGGGACTTGTGGTTTGGTCACTTGTGGTACCGAATTCGCCACTAGTGGCGAAACCACAAGCCCCTTTTAGGGGGTCTGAAAAATGACCTTTCAGGTTCTACAAGGATGAAACATCAAAGGGGGACCGACGGTGGTGGACCACTTTCTCAGACCGGTTCAGGGGACTTGTGGTTTGGTCACTTGTGGTACCGAATTCGCCATTAGTGGCGAAACCACAAGCCCCTTTTAGGGGGTCTGAAAAATGACCTTTCAGGTTCTACAAGGATGAAACATCAAAGGGGGACCGACGGTGGTGGACCACTTTCTCAGACCGGTTCGGGGGTCTTGCGGATTGGCACAAAATGCCCTCAGCGAGGGCATGTCGAGGGCATGTCGAGGGCATCCTTTACGGGGTCCGAAAAATGACCTTTCAGGTTCTACAGGGATGAAACATCAAAGGGGGACCAACCGCGGTGGACCACTTTCTCGGACCGGTTCGGGGGTCTTGCGGATTGGCACAAAATGCCCTCAGCGAGGGCATGTCGAGGGCATGTCGAGGGCATGTCGAGGGCATGTCGAGGGCATCCTTTACGGGGTCCGAAAAATGACCTTTCAGGTTCTACAGGGATGAAACATCAAAGGGGGACCAACCGCGGTGGACCACTTTCTCGGACCGGTTCGGGGGTCTTGCGGATTGGCACAAAATGCCCTCAGCGAGGGCATGTCGAGGGCATGTCGAGGGCATCCTTTACGGGGTCCGAAAAATGACCTTTCAGGTTCTACAGGGATGAAACATCAAAGGGGGACCAACCGCGGTGGACCACTTTCTCGGACCGGTTCG